ATCTTCAGCTGTTACTTGGACTTCATCGATTTTCACCGGTTTTGTCTCGGTATAAATATGTGAAGTAGAATACTCCTGATTGCCTTTTACCTTAACTATTAACTTAATGAAGCGTTCTTTTTCCTCATCTGTTAATTTATCATACCTTTCAGGGAGAGTTCCACTTCCAGCAACAATCTGTTCAACTAGAATGCGATCATCCCAGTTATATGGATTATTATCCCATATCTCGTCGTTATCGTCCCATCCTAATTCTTCAGCCATAATTATCCGTCACAACTAACACAATCCACAGTGCGTGAACCTAAATCACCTTTAATTACACTGTCTGTTCTTAAATAATATAATGTTTTAACTCCTAATTTCCAAGCTTCCATATGCACCTGATTAATCCATTTTGGTGAATCTGTGGGTGAAAAAGCTAAATTAAGTGATTGGGTTTGGTCAATATACTTTTGTCTAATAGCTGCTTGTTGAACTAGACCTAACTGATTGATTTCAGCAAATGTTAAGAATATTTCTTTTTCTTCTTCAGTTAATACCTCATGTGGTAAGTTTACTACTGAACCACCATCTGCTAGAATTTGGTCCCATATTTTAGAAGTATTTTTACCTTTTTCAATTAATACTTTTTCAAGCTCAGGATTTTTAACAATAAAAGTACCTTTAGCACCATTAAAAGTATAAATATTTGCTGGGTGTGGTTCAATTCCTGCTGAACAAGAGTTAATACGGGAATTAGATACAGTAGGAGCGATTGCTAACACGTGGGTATTTCTCATACCTGTACCTTTACACCATAATGGTTCTCCATACTCTAAAGCTAAATCACGAGATGCTTGTTCTGCTTTACTTCTAATACTATCAAAAATAGTATGTGTCCAAGCTGTAGAAGCAATAGAGTTAAATGGTAAATTTTTTTGTTGTAAGAAAGTATGCCAACCCATTACCCCTAATCCTAATGCTCTACCTTTTTTAGCATGTCTATGAGTACGAACCATAGAATCTTTACCATTTGTTTTTTGGATAAATTCTTCCATTACACCATCCAAGAACCAAATTGCAGTCTCTACAACATCTGTATCCTTCCACTCATCATACTTTGCTAGATTTAAAGAAGATAAACAACAAATAAAACTATGTTCTTCATCTGTATGTAGAGTAATTTCAGTGCAAATATTAGTCATACTTACATCTAAATTATTCATCATATAAGCTAAAGGATTTTGTTTATTAACATTATCCTTAAACATAATATATGGTTCTCCCGTTTCTACACGCGATTTTAAAATCTCAAGCCATAGCTTCATCGCCTCAGGGTCCCTATCATTCAAACGACGCATAAACGCGTCATCTACAACAGCACATTGGTGTAAGTTTAGACATTGTCTGTTTGGATCTCCTTTTGGTCTACGGATTTGTAAAAATTCTCCAATATCTGGGTGATTAATATCTAGATTAACTGAGGCTGCTCCTCTTCTTACTGAACCTTGATTAGTAGCAATAATTGTAGAATCATAGATTTTAGCCCAAGGAACTACACCTTCTGATTTCCCGTTACCTCTAATAGATTCTCCTCTTCCTCTAATTTTTGAAAGTGAGATTCCGACACCACCCCCGTATGAAGTAAGTCGCATAAGCTCTGCGTTAGTAAGACCAATACCCCTAACCGAATCTGGTGTATCAATTCCAAAACAGCTAATAGGCAAACCGCGGTCGGTACCAGTGTTGCTGAGAACAGGAGAAGCCAATCCAATCCATCCATTCCAAATGTATTTAAAGAATTTATTTGCTAGTTCTGGTTTTTCTAAACGATCGGCAACTGCATTGGCTACTCGCCTATATGCTTTTTTGGGTGTTTCTCCAGGTAGTAAATATCCTTTTGAGATAGTAGATAATGCTACTTCATCAAAAAATTCAGGATAATCTTTTCCGCGTTCCCATTGGGTATAATCTGCTATTAAATTGTTATCCATAATTAAAATATACTTTCATCCCACTCTAAGTGGCCTTTACTATAATTTGTTACTCTGTTTGCAAAGAAATCAGTGTGTTGTTTTCCTGCAGATAAATGGTCAAACCATTTCATTCTATCTACAGCATTCATATCAATATTATCAATAATTGGCTTATACCCGAGGTCACCTAATTTGGTGTTGACTCTATTTTTAATAAAGTGAATTAAATCATCTTTAGAACAACCTTCCAAATCACCTAATTCAAATGCTTTGTTGATAAAATCTAATTCAAGTTGTAGTGAAAGCAAAGCTGCTTCGTTTATTGCTGCTTCAAGTTCTGGAGTTTTGAGTTCAGGATTCTCTTCGATAAGTGTTCTAAATAACCAGCATCCTGCTTCGGAATGCATTGATTCATCTCTAATACTCCATTCAACAATTTGACCCACTCCCTTAAGTTTGTTTCGCATTTTGAAAGACAAGAGAACGGCGAAGGAAGAGAATAAATTAACTCCCTCGGTAAATGCTGAGAATATAGCGAGTGATTTAGCAATTTCATGCCAATCGTTTTTACCGTTGAAACTATCCCTAACAGACATAAGATTTTCAATTTTTGCCATCGTAGCCTCATCCTCCATGAATTCAGCGAAATTATCAAGACCAAGTTCTTCATTTAGTAGTGAATATGCTTCGGCGTGAATAGTTTCAAACGCACCGAAAGTTGTAGCCATCATAATAACTTCTGGTTTTCTAAACCATTTTGTTACTAATCCTGACCAATAATCGTTTACAACTGTTTCCGTTTGGGCAAATCCTTTAAGGATAGAACCCACAATGTTTTTTTCTGTGTCTGTTAGATTTTGTTTCCAATCATTTATATCAGACATCATAGGAACTTCTGTATGAAGCCAATGTGCTTGTTGTTGCTTGAGCCAATAGTCTGCTGCTTCTTGATATTCGAACGGCTTATATACAATACGTTCCTGAAGTAATGATTTCTTCTGTGGCATTTTAAAAATTTGTTAAAAATTAGGAATTAAATAAAAGTTCTCGTAACTGACCTTTTTCAGATAAATTAAAATTATCTGTAATTTGAGAACCTTCATTTATATTAGATTCGGATGAACCTGCTAAAGATTCATATTCTTCATCACTCACAATTTTATACTCACCAATAGCAATATTGATAGCAGCATTGTAAGTAAGTCCGTCCATTCCGTATCTGTTTTTCATTATATGTAGTTTTCCTACTCCTGTTTGTTTGTCTTTTGCCCTACGAGAAATTGATGCTGCAAAATCTGTAATCATCATTTTGTCATAGGAGCCCGCTGCTTTATGTCCTTCAATAATTTCGTCTTGTGCTCCTTGTCTGTTAACTTGTGAAGCTGACCAAATTGGGATATTAAGTTCGCGGGCTAATCCTTTAGTGCTTGTATAAATATCATCAATTTCTTCCTTGCGCTCACGAGACGACTTTTTTGATTTAAGAAGGTCAACATAATCGATAACTACTAGATCAATTTTAGTATCTAGATCCTCACATTTTTGTATATGAGATTCAAGAGTTGACATAGAAGCTTTACCAGGAGGAAAACCTTTAATGATAAGATTTCCAGGTATCTTAGTCATAACTTCTTCAACCTTATCTTTATGCATTGTAATTTCATTAGCTGGGATTTGGGTAAAGTAAGCATCAAATCTTCTACCTACATAATCTTCACCTAATTCTAGAGTGTAATACACTACATTAAATCCCATTTTTACAGCATTACCTGCTAAAGCTACTAACGACCAAGACTTACCAGCTCCAGGACCACCAAATATAAGCCCAAAATCACCATTTCCAAGTCCACCCTGTAGTAACTCATTAAATTGGGACCAAGGTGTTGGTATAGTAACTCTTTGTTCTTCTCTGTAGCGTGTTTCAATGTCTTTAATATATTCATGACCAATATTTTTATCCATTCCTGCTTTAAGAGCATTATCAATTAGTCCTCTAATTGAATCATAATCTTCAGCTTTAAGTAAATCTACACTATTGAGTAGTGCTTTTTTAAGTTGTTGGTTTTTACAGAAAGCAGAAAATTCAGTTTCAATATATTCTGAATCTGTTGAGATAATTTTATATGCTTCTCTAAGTTGTTCTCTAATAGAAACTTTTAAAACTTCATTAGAGACTTTTTCATATTCTGCTTTTAATACTTCAGGAGTAGGAGTAGTGTGATAATCTGAATAGTATTTTAGGATTTCATCTATAATCCATTTATGGGCTTGATTATCAAAATAACTCGAATCTAAAATATCATGTATGTTAGTTAAAAATTCTTTACGTTCTAATAGAGAATGTATAACCTTAATTTGAAATGCGGGTCCGTACTTATTTAAACTACTTAGAGTCATTTACAAAACTATTTAATGATTGAAACTGGTTGTTAACCCAAAACTCAGGGTTTTTAATCAGATGGCGCAACCCATCTTCTTGGTAAAATGTAAGAAATGCTTTTGAATTTAACACGGGTGGGTTTACTTCTATTTGCTCATTTAAATAGTTTTTTTCCAAATCATCTACCATAGGATTATGTAAATCCATAATTTTGTAGTTTTTACGAAGATTATCTTCTTCAAATACTACGCGAGAATAGATAACGTGTTCCTTGTGTTTTTCTCCTGCAATTTCAATTATATCATCTAGTGTGAGTTTTCTTTGGTTTAGTTCCGGGAATAGTTTATGGAGTTTTTTTTCGCCTAAACCTTTGATCCCAGGAACCTTATCAGAAGAATCCCCCATTAAAACCTTATAAAGAATAAAATTTTCAGGTAATACTTTAAATTTATTTATAACAGTTTCAGGAGTGTAATAGTCCTTTTCAATTGGTCTATACACGCAAATCCTATTACTAACTAATTGAATAAAATCTTTATCACTTGATACAATAAATGCCCTTGAGTTATCATTATTTTGGGTGATCTTCGTGGCCAAATGTGCGATAATATCATCGGCCTCTACTTTATCAAGGGCTATGGTTTTAACAGGGAGACACTTCAAATAATCGATTAATCTTACAATTTGATCTATTTTAGCATCGTGCTCATCTCCTACATTCTCAAAAATTTCCCAATTGGTAATACGAGACTGATGACGGCCTGCCTTGTATTCTGAAAGGACATTTTTACGGTTCATTGATGAATTTTCTCCATCAAAAATAACATACATAGAAGTAGGTTGAATAGCGTTTATTAGAGTCCCCAATGAACGGATAAATCCACCTAATCCACCTACGTGAATACCTTGCTGATTAACAATATTCAGCATTGCGAAGTTTCTAAAAAATAGATTTAGACCGTCAATAAATAAAACTCTTTCATGTGGTGAGGAGGGTATCTCCGGCTCCTTATCCATGTTATTGAGGAGCTCTAATAAATCTTTATTTGCCATAATTTAATCTGGTTCTTGTGTGTATACTGCTTCTGGGGTAGCTTCGTCTACTTCTTCGATAATATCAAAATTACCTCCACCTAAGATCGCAGCCCATTCTTTGGCATGATCATTTTTATAGTTTTTAAGTGATTTATCACTATCTTCTATAAATCCGTGTGGAGTCATAATAATACGACCTCTAGTAGTAACACCATTGATATGATTTTTATCAATTTGTAGGTTAGTACGTTTAGCAAATTCTACTTGCTTACCATCCTTAATTGCTTTAATCTTGGAGGTACCAGCATTTGAGATATTACCAAATGTTGCTACAAATGTTGCATCATACCACATTGTAAAACCACCTTTATTCATCAATTTAGGCATTGACATAGGTGTTTCTGGTTTAGCAGTCCATACCTTATTAATAGCAACAAGTGTATTAGTATAAGGTGAAGATTCTTTACGAGACATTACAACTTTTTGGTTTACTACATTACCAAATTGAGTTGACATTGCACCCGCGTTCCATTCGTTGTTGTTTTTCTTCTTTTCAACACTCATTTGACAAGGAACGGATCCAATACTATCCCACAAGAACATTAGATCATAAGGTAAATTACCTTTCTTTTGTTCATCCAACAAATCTAGGATGAAGGCAGCTACATCTTCAATTGTATGAAGTGATTCTCTATCAGCGTAAATAAAATCACCCTGATAGTCTAGTAGTTCACCTGTTTCTTCATCCCAAATTTCTTGAACATCAAGACCCATTTGCATTGCATGCTCCCAATTCCATTTCATTTCTGTAATAATGAATACAGGTAGTACTTTTGCTTTTTGGGCAGAAACCGCAGCCTCAATCAAGGCTGTGGTTTTGCCCGTATCAGAGTGACCTCTTAGGAGACATACGTGTCCCATTGGAATACCAGGTACAGAGGTTACTTTTTGAAATGCTTCAGAAAGAGGAATCCACTGTTGGGGTTTAAACTTAACATTACCACCTAAACCTTTTTTATTCTTAAAATTATTAAGATCAAAATTAGATTTAAGCTCAGCAGAAACAGCTGCCGTTAGAGATTTACTTGCTTTTCTAGGCATAATTAAAACGGCAGATCATCTTCTTTATCACCATCAAACAAACTATCAAACTTATCAAGTTTAGTTTGCTTAACATTTGAAGCAGAAGTATTAAGTGAATAATTAGTTTCTTCTGATGGTTTTTCATCGTCAATGATATCACCTTCTTGAGGTGAATCCTCAGGAGTCAACCAAGACTCAAGGTTAGATTTCATTTCATCATAAGGAACTTGCTTAAATACTCCTTTTGGATCTACTTGGTTAGTAAGGAAACCTTCTACCTTAGAGGCATCAGCATCTAGTGGAGTAACTTTCATAGAAGGAGCAGCTGTGGTTTTGTTGTACTTAGTACCTGTAACCTCAGGTCCTACAGTTGTAAGTTTAATGTCGCGTCCTGAAGCAACATCAGTAAAATCACCTACTTCCTCATCCATAGCCATTTGCAAGAATGAAGAGTACAATTCTTTACCAAATTGCCAAATCTTAACACCTTCATCTTCCATACCACGAACGATAACAGGAGCAAAGTAACGAACTTTTGGTTCGAGCTTTTTAGCTAATTTCCAATTTTCAGGTTGGTCTGTTTTACGAAGTTGCTTAGCAAACTCTACAAGTGGATCTTTTTCATCAAAGTTAATTGGAGAGATCATTACAGGCTTTCCAATACCATAATGGAAATACAATTCACTAAATGGAGTTGATTTGTTAAACTTAGAAGGAACAATACGAACTGTTTGTTTACCTACTGTTGGTTTCCAAAACAATGATTTACCATTGTTGTTGTTTCCAGAGGAGGGTTTTTCCAGCGCCTCTAGTCGCTGCTTGATTACGTCTAAATCCATATATAACTTATTTATTGTTTACAACTAAATATAATAACCCTAGGTTTGAACTCCAAGTTAAAGTTCAATAATTGTGTGAATTTTTGTCTTTAGTTCTTTAAGTTCGTTTTGCTGGGTAAGCAAAATTGTGTTTCTGTAGTGTTGCCAATTTACTCTAAAGCGTGGATCTACTACTCCCCCATTTAGCCTTTTAATAAGCTCATTTAGGGCATTAATAGTGTATAGAGTATTGCTATCTTTTTTTCTATGCACCAAGATAGTGTTTTCCGGGATTCTAGATACATTAGCTTGGTCTACATTGTATGTAACAACGTATTCGTTATTGCTCTTTACATGCAATACGAACATTTTATTGTACATTATACTGTATTGGGATTGCAGTTCACTCACCAAAGAATCGAGATCTTCTAACGTCGTAAACGTACAAAATAGTTTATTATTCAAATCTATATTACTTTGGGGTGAGTGTATATCTTCCCCATAAATATAGTCATATCTATTTAAAGTCGTAGTTGCTTCCATTTTTTTCCTTAATTTGTAACTTTAATTCATTAAAAACTTGTTTTACTTGCTCCAATATGGGCAATTCTTCCTTATCTACATCAAAAAGAAACGAATCATAAGTATATAATACCAACTTAGTATTCTTACCCTTTAATAACTTAAATATACGAAATAAAATTTCAATATTCAAGCTTGTTTCCATATTTTGTAAAATATAGTTGAATAATTTTTGTGGATTCATATCCTCTAATTCACTCTTTTTAAAAACATGGTTAGAGATAGGGCACGTTATCTCACCCGTGGTTTCAAATTCTTCCCAGGTCGTACGTATATACTCAGATGTTGCTTTAAAGAATGGTAAATCCTTATATGGCTTAAATACTCCTCCGTATAGTTGTTTAAATGTTAATTCTTTTGCCTTAGCATAACCAACACCATACATGCTTGCAAAAGACTCATGAATGTCACCACTATCAAACTCAAAATCAACAAGCATACCACATAAAGTAGGATGATAGGCACTAATATCAAACTCAACAAATTTATCGTTATTTGGTATAAAACTTTTTCTAGAACCGTCCTTGTGGGAAAGCGCCGCATAATTGACTCCTCCAAACTTGTTTGAAGGACGTGTAGTAAGCGTCTTGAAATTATAAACGGTGTGGACAAATTCGTTATCAACTGGGTGGAAATGTTTTTCAAATTCATTTTTATTTATTTTAATGCCATTACGTTCAATTGCATTGAACACTAATGTAGCTTTATTGTTATAAAACGGGTTTACGCGGGAATTAACGCGGTGCTCTAAATCATCATATGTTTGCTCGCAAACCTCATAATGTTTAGTAATTGGCACTAATTGATTTACTGTTGAAAGATCGGGGAATCTCCTATATAAAGTAGTATGAGCTGTTGTTTTGGGAAGTATATACGGAGGAGAGTGTAGTGTTATGTCTATAAGCTGCTTAAATATTGTATAATGTAGGAATTCTTTTTTATCCCTTACATATAACTTATCTAATCCTTTTAACCATAGATAAACCTCGTCTTCAAATAGACTTTCACATTCGGGATGAGAAATAGGTAGAATGTACCCCTTATGACCTACAATGGGTCTTACATAAAAGGCACAAATTGAGTTTTGGGAAGGGTGTTGGTAAGGATTATTTGGGATAATCTCTACAAATACTTCTTTAAAACCACTATTTTGTAACCATGAAAATTGTTCACTATTCTCAATTAACCAAAACACTTATTATAACTTTATCTATAGAACTTAATATAATTAAATTTTAGATATTCTCCAAGCCCACTTATATTGAACTGTTGTTCTCTTAATTTTACTATATTTTGATTTACTTTAAGTACTTCATCCCTATCTCCTGTTATTAGCCAAGGTAGTTGAATACCAATATACAAACTATTTTTAAATAAGGCACTAGTTTCTGTGTATTTGTTTTCATTTGTTTTTTTAGCAAAATATCTAGTGAATTCCCCTAATTGATAATCTTGCTCACTTGGTTGAGGGTAGAATGGGGTTGGAGTATAATTGATAATATCTGAAGTAGGGGATACTTTATTTAATAAAGAATAAGTAGTATTATCAGGTCCAAAAAATCTAAAATCAATATCTTGCCCTGCTAATTCAGGATTAGTAGGACTATTAATATCTGATCCAGGTGGGGTAGGAGGGGTTGATTGGAATTTGATTAATTCTTCATTAGTTCCATCTCCAGGATACCTTCCTGTGAAAAATTTATTATCAATAGTAGAAAAGTAGTAACCATTATAAGGAGTATTAGACCCTATAATTGCAAATTCCCCATTGGAATATAAATTAGAAGTTATATGTGATTTAGGATAATACACTTATTTTATTTGTTGTAATTTATTATAAAACTCAAACCATTTGGAATAAAACCCAGTATCACTACTATTCTTTACTTTTTCTTTAACTATATCTGCTTCGGGATTACCAAATAACCAAGTTCCAAAGTATTTTTTAGCTACTGATTTTTTATCACCTTCAATTTCATTTTCTAAATTACCCCACCCTTTTTTGTTCAATTTTAAAGCTACAAATCTAATCCCATCTTCATCGCTCTTAAAAGAAGCAAACCATCTTTTATTAGTTTTTCTTACTCCTTGACCTCCTTTACCTTCTGTAGAATTAAAACTACCATTTATAAAGGGATCAAGACCACTCCATCTTATATCTGTTTGAACCCCATAATAGTTATGATTAAATCCTCCGAATTTTTGTTCCTTCCATGCTAGAAATACTACACTAGTTTTAATACTATCATTGTAAGTATTACCTAAAGTATTATTTACTATTCTAATAAATTCATCACTATTAGCAGGAGTAAGAACCATGTTTTGTTGTGGTGGATATTTATTTTCACTAGAACTCGATAGATTATCATCAAATAAACTAGAAAAAGTTTCAACAAGAGTTTCTATATTAAGTTCTAATTTTTTAGGATTTTTAATAATAGTTTGGGTTCCAATATTAGTTTCCCATTTATTATTAACAATACTATGGTCTAAAGACGTAATAATAAAATCTAAAGTATCTCCATAATTAGAAGGTAAAAATTTGGTATCTACTTGGAGTTTATCAAATATTCTTATACCAGAAAGACCATCTAATGTAAGGGATAAATTTATAGGTAAAAATCCTATAAAAGGGGTTGCTGTTTCTTTAATAGTAGCTTCTAATGTATAAAATTTTTGAAAATATGATCTTTGGTTATTAGTAAATCCTTGTAAAGAAGTTTCATCATCTATTGGGGTAAGATTACAGAGAGGGAAACCATATCCTGTACTTGTTTTTATTATCTCTTCTCCTCCTTCTTCTTTAGGTTCTATAGTTTCTGTAATTGTAGATTCATTACTACTATCCTTAAATAAAGTTAAGTATTGTAAATAAAGTTCTGCGGTTTCAATATTAGATTGTTTTTTCTCATCAGCTTTAGTATTAACTCTATCTAAATCTAATTTTCGAGGGATAATACGATCTACTAAACCTACATTCCATTTACTAAATAAAGTAGAATCTTCACCAACAGCTTGACCCCCAGCTTGAGCTCCTATAGCTATCATATTAGCAGTATTTTTACTTAATTCGGTTTTTAAACTAAATTGACTTGTAAAGCTACCTTTTTTATTAGGAACCCCATATATTATAAATTTAGCTTCTGGGTCTCGTTGTTCTCTTATTTTTTGAATTTCAAATGGGGGTACCTCATCGTAAAATTCTACAACTTGTTTAGTATCACCTTCAAATTCTTTATTAGTAAGTCTTAAATTAAGTTTATTTACTCCTCCTAAAAGACTATTTACAGTTGAGACTAACTTCTTTAAGAATTTTTGTATTGGAAGACTTTCACTATCTTCCCCTGCT